CACCGGTATGCATGACCCTATCCAAAAATATGTACAGGTCATGCAAATCGAGAGTGTGTTACCACACTCCTGGGGCTACCGCTATAAAAGTTGTGACTCCCTTATCAGGAGGTACAAGTACCACTTGATCATGACTACACCGAATGAATAGATGTAATCAATAGATCAAGCAACCTGCTTAAGTCGGTCACTACTTCATTCGGCGATAGTCCGGTCGCTTTTCAACGCCAGTCTCGGCCACAGAGACTAATTTTATTAAGTTCCCGTTTATGGTACGGAACAACCACATTTTTAACGAGGTTATGTCCTCGGGATTTACCAGCACTAAAGTGCTGGAGCTGGAGCTGCCACTTCATAATAAAGTCTTGGCAACCCAGTGAAAAAGTACAGCTGGAAATCCTCTCCAGCTGCACAATGGATATCAAACGACGTAGTCGCAGCACCATTGAGATGAATCCTCCAATCGTATCCCTCATTAAAGAGGTTAAGTGTCGTGTGGTCCTCCTCCTTTCCAGGGGTGAATCGAAACGGCGAATAATACGGGATTTCGTACTCAATAGTGGGATTAAGATATCCAGACGAATAGGCCTGACCTTTTACACCCGAAAAGGGTGCATCGGTACGGGGCTCACCTGTGGCGTTATAAATAACTACACATTGAGCTGCGGCTTCACTATCCGTCGTAAAGGCATTACTTGGGATGTCATTACGATCATACTCAAGCTGCCCAATAGGATGGCGTTGTACATACAGCGTTGGACGCTCACTCGCATTCAAGGTTCCTCTAGGAAGAATCTTATAACGAATAGCACCACGCCACCCCGAAAAGGCCCAAGTGCACCAATGCAAAAGTACTGTATTACAGTAATTGTAAGGTGCAGCCAAGTTGGTTGAATGGACCGCTCCACTTACGTTACCCCTTAAAAAAGGATACGCTGAGTAACGGCCGGCCAACATTCGAGAGCCATTGGATAATGGAGATATGGCAGTCCACAGATTGTAGCGCTTTAGCATCGTACGAAACGATGCCACACTCTCACCTGCGAACACCTTATTGATATCAGAATTGTCAGACATAGTGGGTCCTAATTCTTCAGCAATCTCTTGTTGAGGTGCTGAAGGTTCAGACGTATTCTGGCTTTCTGACACCAAGGCGCCATTCTCCATTCCAGACTGTGGTTTAGCAACGAAATATTGGAAATGATCATCAGGGACGAAGACTTCAAAGTCATCACCCATCGAAACGAAAACATTAACTTCAATATCGTTGTTCACAGTCGAGTTGGGAGTAGTAAGTTCATTCACCACATACACACCAACGACTCCATTACCCCGGATTGGGCTAGGATTCGAAATATAAGGTGTAGTGCTGTACATTGTGGTGACAGAATCCACTCCTGGCAGGGCATGATTTAGTAGGGTATAATCTTGCCCATTTGCGATTTCCACAGTGAAGTCTGTTTTGTCTGCTATGTCAATAATCGTGAGATAATTGGTGTTGTACTCATTGGAAGCAAAGAAATTAGGATCGTAAACGATCTTCAATCTACCTTTATGGAAAGCAGAACAAACAATCTGAAAGCGGAATCGCATAGTACCCGTCCAGTACTTGAAAGGCAGTGCAGCCATAGCACAAGCCGGAAAATGATACGAGACGGGAGGACCTGAATTTTCAGCCCAGGTGCATGGATCAACGCGAGCATTCCAGAGTAAAGTTTCGGGGGCTGTACCTATATTCCAACTAAAAGTTGTAAGATACGACTCCCTCTTAGCAATCTCCTTAATGTTCAAAGAATCCATACCACCCAAGCCAGTGATGCGAGGGTCTATGGAGAGCTCCTGTTTGTCATCTATCGTGAGTTTCTGAACACCGTCAGCAACATTGGTCAAAGCCAATGAAGAAGCTGGCGTGGGTTTGAGAGGCTCAGGATTCTTAGTGACTGGAGGTCTACAATACCCAAACATCTTCGCAACCGATGCTGTCGTTGTGGCGACCATCTCGGTTGCTTGCGCAAAAGGTGCAATCATAGGAACACTAGTAAGTGCCCCTGCCACTTTTGCTACGGATGTTGCAGGTCCAGATACCACACCCTTCTCATTCGCGATGTCAATCTCTTTTCCAGACTGAGGACCAATGTTGCCCTGTTCCACCGAAGTTAGAACAGCCATTTCAACGTCCTCAGCCCATGCGAAAACAGACACCGTGACTACATCAGAAGCACCATTCGCATGCTTCAGTGTATTCAAACTACGGAAAAACAACGTTCCAAGTTCATTCCATTGTGTGTCAGGTATAGAACTGTAATTCCAATAGTTGTAGAAGGGTAGTACCATTTCTCCCCCTTGAGAGGTTGTAGGATCCAAAAAGATCCTTGGTTGTTGCGATGCTTGCACCAGATCTTCTCTGACTAGTGCAGCATTAGTGGACAGGGTGTCATAAATTTCAAATGGTAGGTAGGACACGAGAACTCGGCCATACTGAAAACCATTTCCATTAATAACAACCTTAACATGCAACTTCGCTCTCAACAGGTTGAAATTGGACAAACGATTAGAAACCCTGGGATTGGCAAAATACAAATCCCACGGGTCAATATCGAAGCCCAAGGTTGTCGATGTTGACCACTCCTCTTCAGCAATCTTAATAGGGCGCGAAAAGAAGCGCTCCAAAGTTGCATCTGAAGAATCTTGCAGTTTCCGAGTGGAATCAACTGCAGAGTCAATATCGTACAGGTATGGGTCCACTTGATCAGAAAACCGCACATTTTCTTGCTTCTGCTCTCCAGCTAGACGCATAATGCGGTTGTCATTCGTGGTTCCATCAGCGGACATCTCCATACCTGATTGGGGTGCAATAATGTTGCACCAACATGCCTCCCCCATGACTTTACAGTCAGGGCATAATGTATTGTAGGCCGGGAGGTATTGTGTCCATACAGTTGGCACTGTAATGGAATCAATAATCCTACAATATTCCTCTGTTACCTGAGGTAGGTTCTCATAAATTGAATTTTGAGTAATCCATATATGTACAAGACGTGTGGCGGATCAACCAACACGAAGCGTTGTATTTACAGTGGGCAGGGTGTACCCATCTCTCGATTCCCCATTAGGGACC